GTTCATTCGAACTTATGACCATCATATCGACTATCAGTTTGCTTCTGGTAATAAAACCACCAGAAATTACACTGCTCGTCCACTAATTTATCACAAAGAAAAGCCTGTGTCGGGAAAAGCTAGGATTGTAAATTCCTGGCGGCCCCCAACATTTTTCAGGGCTTATGTTTGTCGTGTTGTCGAGGGTCCAGCATTTGGCTATGATATGCCTCTTGCTGGGGGTACCCGTCGACGCCATAGAGGTCCTATTGGGTATCCACCCAATAGCACTTTTGTGTATTCCGGAACCTCGGGCAATGGACACTTTCCCATTGACTCGGGCGCCGGAGATCGCGCAGTGACAGAGTGTCTGAACAAGATCAAGGACGCTGAGGTTAACATCTCAGAGTCTATTGCTACTTTTGGTCAGACATTTAAACTTCTCAAAGACACTCTCTTAGCTCTTCTTAGAGCTTTGAGATTTGCCCGCCGTCTCCTAAGAGGGAGAGGTTGGCGTGATCTTCGAGAAATTATCCGGACTCACGCTACCAAGAAGGGTCGCAAGAGATTGCGTACCTTGATGGGTAAGAGTGCTGCTAACCGCTGGCTTGAACTCCAGTACGGTTGGAAGCCTCTCATGAATGATGTATACTTTGCGTACAAAAAGTTAAAAACTGACGCTGTAAAGCCTCAGTGGATAACTGCAAAGCGCAACATCACTCTGGGTGAGCCTTTACCATCGATTCCACCTATTAACGGTGGTCTTATGTACGTTGCGGGCACCGTTAAGAGTGGTGCACGCGCGCGTATCGATGTTGAAGTGACAAATCCTGGCCTATTCGAGCTTGATCAAGTAGGGTTACTTAACCCTGCTCTTCTTGCTTGGGAGTTGATTCCGTTCTCTTTTGTCGTCGATTGGATGTTCCCTATTGGGAACGTTATCCAAGCGTTGACAGCGGGGGTTGGAGTCTCCTTTAAGGCCGGATCTTTGACGAAGTGGAGTACGGCAAAGTTAGTCGTTAATTGGACTCAACACCCCTTTGAAAAGGGTGCGATGATTTCATGTAAAATGGAATCATTGTCCACGCAACGTACTATCTTTAATTCTTTGCCACTACCTCGCTTCTACATGAAGAATCCACTATCCTCAGTGACTCGTATGGCAACCGCGTTAGCGTTGCTTCATAGTATGGGAAAGGTAAAATAACCATGCCAGCACTTCAGGCTCTGTCGGTCGTAGACCGCACACCTGTTACTCCTGTTGCTCACAACTTTGCTCCACGCGACGTCACGTCGGGTGTAGGTTTGGTTGTGGCCAATGCAGGAGTCCCGTTGAACGAAGAACGTTTTACGGTTTCGATGCGGAAGTCCGGATCGAAGTTTCGCGGCAAGATCTCTCTTGCCGTACCGGTGGTTGTTACCGAGGTTATCAATGGCGTATCTGTGCCATCGGTTGCTCGCACCAGCTACGTGAATGCGGAGTTTACTTTCGATGAAAGCTCGACTCTGCAAGAGCGCACCAACCTTGTTGGTATGTCTGCTGATTCCCTCGGGACCAGCAAGGCTCTTGTTCACGGCGCAATTGTCAATTTGGAAGGTGTCTATGGTTAAGTCGCCATTGACATACTTCCTCGTTGCATCCATGAGCTTGGTTCTTCTTCTCTCCGCATGTGCTTCACCTCAACAGGTTGGCACAATGGGAAAGTTGAAGGCTTCCTTGCCCGTGGATGCTACGATCACTTTCGAGTGATCGCAGACAAGTAACTCTGTACACATTAGGAGATATCCATATGTACAAACCACCTAGTACGCGTGTTGCCAAGAAATTGGACACACGTACGAAGTCTTCGAACGACTTGAGTCCCGCAGTTGCTGATTTAATTATTCAGCAGCTACTTGACTCTTTCTCCTCCGCCACCCTACCCAACGGGACTACTTCTGGTCGCTTGCGACTAAAGTACCTTTTGGATAACGTGTGGACAAAGTACGAAGACCCCCTTCCAGGGGAGATCTACTTTGCGCTTGAGGAGAGGAAGCAATCTGCTATTGCCAAATGGCAAGCGGCAGAATATCGTAACGCAAAGACTAACTGTCGGTTACTTACTGACAGTGTTGACTTTGGTTACTTTACCTCTGAGCGACTTATCTCTGTCGCTAAGGGTTTTATTGCTTCAGTTCTGGGAACTGCTCCTCCACCATTCTTGGTGGGTGAGTTTACCGGTGGCGCCTCTACGCGGGTTTCCCGCAGCGAGTGTGCTATCCCCCAGAAGTTCGAGGGAAGGCCACACAGCACCTTGGATGCTTCGCATTGGTGGGGCGGGCTTGCGCTCGCTTTTCCTTTGCTTGGCGATATCAATCCGGAGTTATTCCGGTGCGATATAGTCCCTGGTTCTGTGATGTTTACAGTGCCAAAGAACTCACATATTGAACGTGTGGCTTGTAAAGAGCCAGAAGTCAATATGTTTCTCCAACGAAGTCTTGGTCTCTTCATCCGTAAACGGTTGAAGAAAGTAGGAATTGATCTTCGTGATCAGACCCGAAACCAAGCTTTAGTTAAGGACGGGAAGAGACGTGGCCTTGCCACTATCGACCTTTCCTCTGCATCCGATACTATCTCTCGCGAGTTAGTTCGTTTGCTAGTGCCAGCTGATTGGTACCATGCTCTCGATAGCCTTCGGGCTAAAGAGGTCACTGTACCAGGAAGCGAAATAAGGCACCGTTTGGAGATGTTCTCCTCAATGGGTAACGGTTTTACTTTTGAATTAGAGTCCTTACTATTCTGGGCTCTAACTCGAGGTATTTGTTACTTATTGCGTGTGAAAGGGAAGCTTAGCGTGTATGGTGATGACATCATTTGTCCGATACCAGCCGCTAGACTTCTCCCCCGTGTTTTTGCGTTCTTCGGATTTTCAGTAAATTACCAGAAGTCTTGTATTTCTGGTGACTACCGCGAATCCTGTGGAAAGCATTACCACGGCACCGTGGATGTTACTCCTTTCTTTGTTAGAAAGAAGCCTCGACAGATCAGTGATCTAATTCAGATCGCTAATCAGTTGATGTCGTGGTGTCGGAAGGAATTAAATCCTGATGACATCCCGACTTCTTTCGGTTACATTTGGGGCCTTTTGGCCACTCATGTACCCACGTCTCTTTATGGCGGACAGTCACTTGAGCGTACTGATGCTCTCGTGAGTGGACATGGTCCACGGAAAGTCCTTTTGCAGAAACGCAAGAGGGTTGATGTGCCCCAACCTGGGGCATATCTTTGGTGGCACTTAGGGAAGGAGCGAGGTCCCTTACGGGATACCTCACTCCTGCCCGGTCTTAGTCCGGAATATGCCAACGTATGTGACGACAGTTCCTTGATCTTACGATCTTGGTCTTGTCCTCTCACCTACGCTACGCATACTCCGAACGACGCTTTCCAACTCGGAAAGTGGGTTACTAAACCCAACCGTGCATGGCGCGACGAGAGCTTATTGTACGACACTATGTGTACAATAACCTCGTTTTTCGATCGAGTCGATCGGTAAACGTTACTCTCGCTCCGGGTTTTCATTCCCGGCACCCTAGTTTACTAGGGTGGGGTGGTTGATTAATTTCAAC